GACAACACAAACGACGACGAGAAGTTGGTCGGTCTGGTGATGTTCGAAATCGGTCAACGCATCTCCTATTCCATGAACGAAGAGCAGAATCGAACCAACACTGAGTGGTGGGATTCAACTCTCAATACTTGGTACAAGAGTTGTGAGGCTGCCTACGAAGAACTGGAAAGGGATGACCTCTCAGACATGGACGGATCAGGAGATATCTGGTGAACTATCAACACTACACCTACGAGCAACTGGCACATGCCCTCTATCTCAAGGGCGAGTCTGATGGATACTCCAAGGTTACAGATAAGACCAAGTGGAGAGAACCAGTCATGGCAGAGAAACTAGGCCATACTGCCCACGCAAAGATATCCGCGGGTGCTGGTTCGGACGAATATGGTTCTGACGCATACGACACCGAGAACGAAATCTATGCCGAGTACAAGAGTCAGGCAATCAATGATGATCAGGTGAGAAATCTGCTCGGTCAGAAGATCGGCAAACGAACTGCGGCACCACTTACAGTATCTGGTGTCTATAATGGTGCCTACAAAAATTCTGCTATCGAGGCATACACCAAGGTCGACCATTACTTCGGAGTCTTCTATAAGGAGATGTGCGTCTTGATAGTTAAACCGAAGACAGTGGTGGTGATATCTCAACTGGTAGATAACAATAACAAACGCAAACCAGGTGCGACGACTAATCTCAACACAGTCAAGGTCAATCTAGCAGACGAACATCTGTACGACTTGGTCTATGACAATAGAGAGGCAGTAAGATGAATAAGTTAGTATACTTTCACGAGGTTGTTGAACTTAAAGACTGCGTAGGAGAAGAAGGATCAGACCGAGAAGATGTTTCGATACCTGAATCAGTACCCTATCAAGTTCGAACGACGATGGAAGAACTTGCTTACAACACCGCTGTATGGTACGATCCCAGAGGTGAAGCAGTTATGTATTATGTGATGACCGTTGACGGCATCAAAGTGAGGAAGATCAATCATGAAGATTATCAGAGAAGTAACCGAGTGGAACGAATGCCCTTATCCGGTGAAGAACCACGACTACTTGGTTAGTAACGCATTCGAGTTCTGTCATGGCATGCGTAAGGCAGGATCAGACAAGTGGGAGAAGTTCAGTTCCCGACGACGGTTCAACAAATCGTTTCGCAGGTTCCAAACCCTGAACGAGAATATGCCTAAAGAGTTCGTCGAACCTTATACGGCGAATCCCTGGGACAACAAGACCTATAATTCACTTGAGGCATTTATGTAATGAAGATACCAGCACCAATCGATGTACTAGGACGCACAATATCATTTCGACCATCCGCGAATAGTAATGTGATTCAAGGAGAAGTTGTAAAGGTCTACTTCAGGACAGGAGCAGACCCTAGATATCCTGAGGGCAGTCAAGGATACAAGAACGGAATTCGTAAACTAAGTAAAAAAATCAGCGTTCTTATCCCTGATGGACGTATACTAAATATGTCTGCAGAACAAGAAGATATTCGGGCATACCAGATGGTTGCAGATAACCAGAAGGATGACTACGGATGGTAAAGGAGCAACATGGTCTATCTGACACTACTTACAGCATTGGCAATCGCAGGAGTCGCCGCATGGTACTCGATCGTCGGTCTAATGGCAATCTTTGCAGGCGCAGTAATCCCTATAGCAATAATGGGGGGAGTACTGGAAGTCGGCAAGTTGGTGACTGCAGCATGGTTGCACCAGAATTGGAAGAAGACATCACTGTGGATGAAATCCTATCTGACATCTGCAGTATTTCTGCTGATGGTGATTACATCTCTGGGTATCTTCGGTTTTCTCTCCAAGGCACATCTTGAACATTCAATAGCAACTGGTGGGACAAATGAACTTCAGATCGAGAACTTGGAGAGGCAGATTGCTAGACAGCAGTCGGTCATTACAGATTCAGAAACAGTTCTCTCGCAACTGGATGCGCAGGTCCAAACCCTCATCGACTACGACAGAATTCGAGGTCGTTCAGGTTCGATTGCAACTCGTAAAGGCCAGGCAGAAGAAAGGCAAACACTTAACGAGAGTATCGATGTTGCGTACACTCGCATTGAGGAACTCCAAACGGAACTCGCACCGATTAAGCAAGAGAAGTTGGCGATCGAAGTTGAGGTTGGTCCTCTAAAGTATATCGCAGAACTGATCTATGGTCAGGATAATGCAGAAGACTATTTCGATGAGGCAGTCCGGGCAGTTATCATCCTGCTGATCATCACATTCGATCCACTAGCAGTTGTGTTACTTCTGGCAGCAACTCAGGGATTCACAATGCGTAAGAAAGAAAAGATGATGGTCTTCAATCCAGATAATGTTGCAGACATCGAAGACAACTTCGATATCGGAAATGTTGATATGGACGACTATCAGATCGTTGAGGACATACCAGAAGATGACGACCTAAGTGAATATGAGATTGTGGAAGAAGATGACAACGACGATCCAACAGATCCCATAAGAAGGCGTGACTGGGACAGAGGGCAGTGGAATCAGAAACTTGACAAGTGACTATGAACCAGTAAAATAGAGTCTATGAATAAATGACGCAACACTATATTATGGAGAAGCACCATTAACTATTTCTATCTGTATGAAGATCCTCATAAATGCGCATCTGCTCACGTGGACAAACATGTGGTAAAAATGGCTATAGAATATCCTCAGATGCTTTCTACCGCACATCGACTCCTCGATGGCATTCAGTATCTGGGCAAATCTAAGACTGGTCGTAATGTTAAGAGGTGGCAACATCCAGACGACAATCTAGAACAGTCACTCTATAAGGCATGTCATATCCATCACCCGACAGCAGTGTGGGTGCGAGAGAGTAAAGAGAACTACCTCAACCTCTACAACACATGGATAGAGTTGCTAAGAGAGTATACATATAGGTATGGTAAGATCCATATGTCTGGTGCCAAGTTGGCAGACATCTTAAAGAATGCTCCAGTGAACATCCCAGACAAACCATTTGCTGAACCACCACTCGCCATGAAAGCATATCCAGATTGCATGGTACAGGGTGATGCAATAACATCATATCGAAACTATTACCGCGAGGCCAAATCTGGTCTTGCTAAGTGGACTAAGCGTCCTATACCCAGCTGGTACTACAATGGCTAACAAGACTAGATTATTTAATATCCGAATCACCGAAGACAAGCATGCTCGATTCAAGAAGTTCGCAGAGAAGCAGAAGATGACTATGGGTGCAATTCTGCACCACTACATCGATGCTATCCTAAATGAAGATATGGAGGTGCTTGGATCAGATAGTGGTCGCAAGCAGGCGAAGTATGATGATCCTCTGGACGGCATTCGGGATCAATATGAATCGGGAAAGGATTTCTAATGGACCGTAGTAAAGATTATGATCGTGAACATTGGGAGCAGAGACACCTGTTCGAGAAACTAGACGTAGCAAAGGATCAGACCACAAAGAGGACTGGACCTATCGACTATCGATACAATGAGTTTGCGTTGATCAGTGAGTTAGAAGATTATGTCAACAGCACCTATGCGGAACACTATTCCAAGAACAAGTTTCAAGCAACCGAGTTTATCATTGACGGTGGGCACGGCGAAGGATTTTGTCTCGGGAATATCCTCAAATACACCCAGAGATATGGCAACAAGAAAGGCAAGAATCGAAAGGACCTGCTTAAAGTCCTACACTATGCTTTGATCGCATTGCATGTTCATGACCTAGAACAAGAAGAATGACACACTGGAAAAACATCACATCGTCGACTACTCGATTTACGGACTCATCTTATATGAGGCTGCACACACCATCAGAGTACTTGACTACAGATAAGCAGAAAGAAGATCATGCCCGGGCGATAAAACAAAAGGCGGAAATACGAAAGGAATGGGGAATGAGGGATGAAGATTGAAAAGAATAGGTGATATCGCCATCTGGGAAAATATGGTCCCAGATAAACTATGTGATGATCTGATAGACTGGTTCAACGACCCGGATGTGCTGGCGAAGTATAGAGATCGGGATGCGGTTACTGACACTTACAAATTTCTTTATGATCAAACTTTACGAGAGAGATTCGCTCCTATACTTCGTGACTGCGGTGACGAGTACTTCGACCTTTATGGCCATTACACATGGCGCAAGCAGTGCCAACCCGTTACGATGAAGGTGCAGAAGACTAAAGCAGAAGAGAAGGGATATCGCGGCATCCATTGGGAGCAAGGCCAGGGCACTCTCAATGCTCCTCGATTCGGTGCATGGATGGCATATCTAAATGATCTGCCCTATGATGCGGGTGGCAGAACGATATTCCCGATGCAGAGTAAACTAGGATTCAGGCCAGAGAAGGGTAGACTTCTAATCTGGCCTGCGGCATACACACACCCGCACCATGCTTACCCGGCAGTGACCCAGGATAAGTATATCATAACGGGTTGGTTCGAATACAAACTGGAAGACATAGAATGAGTGAAGACAAGTATGAAAATCTAATCGGAGATAAGATCGAAGCAGGCGATGCTTCGTTCGATGAACTCTTCGGTTCAGATATCGCAACGCAAGGTAAGGACAATTGGAAGGACCACTGGAAGGGCATGCCCGAGTTCGAACAAGAGAACGAGGTGAAGAAAACCCTGACAGTTAACTTTCGATCCGAAGCAGACTACAATCGATTCTTGGAGTTGACTGGTGCGAAACCAGGACCCAAGGCAAAGAGTTGCTGGTGGCCTGCGGCAGACGAAGAACAGAACTTTCTTTATCGGTGGGTAGAAGATGACGAATCCTAAGTATCCGGTCTATATCATATCGAAGGGTCGATCGGACACAATGTTCACCTCGCGGTCACTCGCTCGCATGCGTGTACCGCATTCTATCTGTGTCGAACCACAGGACATGGACGACTACCAGGCGGCACTGGATACCTTTAATATTCGACCATATGTCACTCTGTTGGAGGCACCGTTCTCTAACCACGGGGATGGTCCGGGTCGGGCCCGCAACTGGTGCTGGGATCACTCTAAGAGTCTAGGTGCAGAGAAGCACTGGGTGATGGATGATAATATCCAGGACTTCTATCGACTGCATCAGAATCGCAGGTACCGAGTAGAGACTGGTGCCATGTTCCGTGCGATGGAAGACTTCGTTGGTCGATACAGGAATGTGCCTCTCGCTGGACCACAGTATCGATTCTTCTGTGCCTCAAGCGCCAAGTACCCCGCATTCACAATCAACACTAGGATCTATTCCTGCTCGTTCATTCATAACGAGAGTCCACATCGATGGCGTGGTCGGTACAATGAAGATACCATCATGACCCTTGATGTGATCAAGTCTGGTCTATGCACTATTCAATTCAATGCCTTTCTCCAAGGTAAGGTGGCGACTCAGACGATGAAGGGTGGTAACACCGAAGAGTTCTATCATAAGGAACTGGGATATGATCCAGAGACTGGCGAGGCGATTCAGGCAGAAGAGGTGCTTGATGTCAAGGACAGATACAACATCGAGGGCACTAAGGCCAAGTCGCAGATGCTGGTTGATCTATTCCCAGACGACTGTGAACTAGTCTTCCGATATGGTCGATGGCACCACCATGTCCACTATGAGAAGTACGGCAACAACAAACTTCAGTTCCGTGACGACTTCGTCATGCCCAGTGAACCCAATAACTATGGTCTGAAGTTGAAGCAGCACACCAAGGAAGAAGTTAAGAAACTCTATCCGTGAAGAACCTAAGGTACAAAAGAAAGAACCGATTTGTCCCAACATCCCACCCAGACCTCGATTTCGTTTCACCGGGCCATGAGAACATTTTCATGGTTGCTCTCGGTTGTAAGTCGGGTCTAGTCTTTGATGATCCAAAAGATTACGAGCATTTCTCTCGTGACAGAAAACTTCACCACTTCATACAGTGCGACGAAGACACTGCGAATAGGATCAAAGGTTTGGAATCTATGTTACGAGAAAAGATTCACTTTAGATCGACCGCGAGACTCTTAAACTGCACTCGAAAAGATATAATCGAAACTTACATGAACTTGTATCCAGAGAGAATGCTTGATAGAGTATGATACAAGAAATGTATAAATAGTGGTATCACTAAAGAGATGCTACCATGAAACGATTTGAACTATTCGAATTCGATAAAGAAACCAAAGAGTTACATCTAGTAGAATTTAGATTTGTGTTCAACTTCATTAAAAAGACATTTGCTAAATTACTGTCTAGTCTGAAAAGACTTAAGATAGGCCAATCTGCTAAGATTAGGATGACTGGTAAGTCGAATCTGAAAGAAGATGTCTTATTGGAAGGTGGATATTCTGCTAACATGTTTGGGAACTATGCAGAAGTCAGATCGGTCTACGAACTATGTCTGAAGTTAGAAGAGAACAACTTCGATGTGGA